TTTGGTGCTGAATTTGCACTACAATCTGGAGTGATTCAAGCAAGACTAATCGGGTTTAACTCAGCATATTTAACGCCAACATCATATACAACATTAACAAACGGATTTGGACTTGCCGCATTAGACAACCGATTCTTTGGTGCTGTAATAGAATCCGATGGTGCTGGAAACATTTACCTTTACGGTGCAGACTCATCCATAAATCCAAACATTAACATTGGGCAAACTCCTCTTCTCGCTCTTACTGGTGGACCAACAAACGATACGAGTACAAATAGATTTGGGCCAGAAATTCAATGTTCAAACAATGCGAGCGTAGCTCCGACAGCAACTCCCTCAGCACTTTTCCAGTCGAACTATTACTTAATAGACGTACAATAATGCCACTACTCCTCCTCGCCTTATTCCTGTGCTCCTGCTCGCCCAAGCCAGCGGATAACAACGTACTGCCTCGCTATTCCGATATGGGAGCAGCCACGGACGCTGGTAATGTCAAATGAGACGCATTGCAACATGGATCACAGTCCTGGGTTTGCGTTTATTGCTGACGGCAAAAGATTACGCCTGTTTCAAGGAGGCAATGAAGTGTGCCGACGACAACAACAGGATTGCCAGTGGGACGAAGTATATTGGAGCAGTAAAGCACCTCCTGTCAGTCAACAGATCAATCAAAAGGATGGTAGACGACGGAAGGGACCGGGACGAGGTCGTCGGTGCAGTCGTACATCTTGCAGTAAGCCTCAAGTACCTGGAGTCTCGCAATGAGTGAAGACCAGGTCTGGAGCATAGAAATCAAACTGGCCCGGATGGAAGAGCGCCAGGTCCAGTTGTACAAAATGGTCGAGACCAGCTTGTCAAACTACGCGGATGTGGTAAATAGAGTTTCTGCCCTGGAACACCTCCGTTCTAGGGCCTTTGCAATTGCTGGGGTCGCCGGGCTACTGTTTTCCGTTGCCTGGGACCTAGTCAAAAACAGGATAAACCACTAATGGCAACACTTGGCACACAGACAATTAGCACAAGCTATACCCAACTCCTAAAGACGTTTGGTAGCAACATTGTCGACAGCACCATGCGAGCCATTTCCAGTGGCGACGAGGCTGGAATTTCAGCCCTTCAGATATGCACAACAGGGGTCAAGAGCACCGGGACGTTTGCGGTGGATGGTGCCTCGACGCTCCTGGGCCCGGTCACGTTTGGCTCCAATACTACTCTTTCCACAGGGACGACAACGATCGCTACTGCCAGCATCAGCACTGCCACGATCAGCACAGCTACAATCAGTACTGCGACTATTAGCACTGCCACGATTAGCACGGCCACAATCAGCACTGCAACGATTAGCACTGCCACAATTCCTCTTCAGCTTGGCCCGGTAACATTTGGAACTAACGTTACCATGTCGACCGGGACGGCAACGATCGGAACGATTGCCTCCACAACGATCAACAATACTGGTCTTGCCACAGTTGGCACACTGGAGATTGGAGCTACTGGTCCGAATATAACTAAGGTATCATATGGCACATTCCCATTTACTGGGGGGACGGTTCAAACACACGCTGCCAACGACACCACAACTGGCACATTTGCGTTGCCATGCCAGCTTGGTGATATTGTGTTCGCTTCGATCAATAGCCTTGGATCAACCACTGGCACGGCACTAGTTTTAACAGACTTTTTCCCGATAGCGACGGATGTTGTTAGATTCAACATAATCGGAAAAGGCGCAACCGCAGGGACAATTCCTGCAGGAACAATCTTCGCAACAGCAATGAGGTTCACAACTTAATATGGCAAACGTACTCGATCGCAATTTCGACTTCCTAACCAACGGCACAGTCACGGCCGCGGGTCTGCACAACCTTATCGACGATACCAATATTTACGCCGGACTAATCTCGACCCAAGAAGAAAAGACAACTGTAGGCACTGCAGATCTATTGCTTGTCGCAGACTCGTCATCGATAGGAAGTCCCCAAATAGCTCCGAACCGAACGACAGTTTACAATCTGTTTGAAGATGCACTCACTGGCGGGACGTATGTAAATGCGAATTTGTCAAACGTTTTAACAGCCGGGACAGTCTCAGCAAATCGTACGATCAGCACAACTGGTACTATCACTACTGGAACAATCCCAAACCTTACTGCCGGAACGACAACTTCAACGCTTGGAACAATCACCAATCTATCTTCTGGAACAACAAATTCTACATCTGTAATTGCCACTTCTGGAACGATTGGAACATTTAATTCTACAACCGGAACGATTGGAACACTCAATTCAACTACTGGCACGATTGGCAATTTTACAACCACTCTTACTGGCGATGTGACGATCAGCACAGGATCGGCAACAGTTGGAACTAGGGTTGCTGTTCTTAATACAGCCCAGCAATATACCAGAGCGCATAACTTTGCAGCCACAGCGTTGACCATTACCAGCGGAACTGTTCCTTGGAATCTTGCCGAGAACCAAGTTGCCACATTGAATGTTACGACCAACGCAACAATGAACACGCCGACCAACCCACAGGCTGGATCGACCTACGTTATGATCGTCACGCAAGGTACTGGCGGGAGCAACACTCTTTCATTTAGCACAGCGTACAAGTTTGTCGGTGGATCTGCCCCTGTCTTGTCAACTGGATCAGCCCAGGTTGACGTTCTTTCCTTTGTTTCAAACGGAACAGTCCTCTACGGCGTAGCCAGCCAGAACTTCTCGTAATCCTCCATGCCCTGGCCTGTCCATCCAAACGGCCTGCTTGGAGCGCAAGGCGATAATGATGCTTATCAGATAAGCCGTAGCCTGCGGTTTAATTCGGGTGATTCGGCGTATTTGAATAGGACACCAGCAAGTGCTGGAAATAGGAAGACCTGGACTTGGAGTGCATGGGTTAAGCGTGGAAAAATAGATTCATCAGGAACACAATATCAATTATTTACTGTTAATAATGCAAATAACGACACTGGAACAACTGAAATTTATATAAGTCTTGATACGTTATCGCTTGGTGCATTTACAGTTAATTGGAGAAGAACAACTCAAGTATTTAGAGATCCTTCAGCATGGTATCATTTGGTTTTTTCAATTGACACAACACAAGCAACGGCTGCAAATCGTATAAGAATATATGTAAATGGGTCTGAAATAACATCGTTCAGCACATCAAACAATCCAACACAAAATGCAGATTTAGGAATAAACAGCAATACAGCACATTACATTGGGTCTGAAGTATATGGAGGGCCAACTGGATATTTTGACGGCTACCTCACCGAAATCAATTTCATAGACGGCCAAGCCCTAACTCCATCCTCCTTCGGCGAAACCGATGCAGTCACTGGCAGATGGAAAGCCAAGGCGTACAGCGGTTCGTATGGTACGAATGGGTTTTATTTGAAGTTTGCGGATAATAGCTCAACAGCAGCACTTGGAACTGACTCAAGCGGGAATGGCAATACATGGACTGTAAACAATTTCTCCGTCACAGCAGGCGCAGGCAATGATAGTCTTGTGGATTCACCGACTAATTATGGAAGTGATAGTGGGGTTGGTGGGACGGTGAGGGGGAATTATTGTACGTTGAATCCGTTGGATAAGGGATCAAGCGCAACATTATCTGATGGGAATCTTGTGCTATCGCTAAGTGCCGCAAGTTCAGTTCGAGGAACTATTGGAGTAAGCAGCGGAAAATGGTATTGGGAAACTACCTGGGGAGGAACAAGCGGATTGATAGGAATTGCGAAAGGCGATACTCTTTTATCATCGTATGTAGGAAGATATGCTGACCAGTGGGCGTATGCGCAGACTGGAGAAAAATATACAGGTAATGTTGGCTTGGCATACGGAGCAACATTTACAACTGGAGATATTATTGGAGTAGCTCTTAATGCAGATAGTGGTCAACTTACATTTTACAAGAATGGAGCAAGCCAAGGAGTTGCTTATTCTGGACTAACAAGCGGTCCATACTTCCCAGCATTTGGAGATAATTCGGCAACAACAAATCATGTCACAAACTTCGGCCAACGTCCATTCGCCTACACTGCACCCTCTGGCTTCAAGGCTCTCTGCACCACCAACCTAACAACTCCAACAATCAAGAAGCCGAGTAGTTATATGGATGTGGTGACTTATACTGGGAATGGCGGAACGCAGACAATCAGCAGCCTTGGCTTTAGTCCCGACTTGGTGTGGGTTAAGGGCAGATCACAAGTTTCGGCCAACCACATTTTAACCGATAGGGTAAGAGGCAATGGAGCAAGTTTGATGTCGAACAATACGAATGATGAAGGAACAAGAGGCGCAACGCTTACATCTAATGGATTTTCATTTACATATCCAGACGAAGGTGGAGACGCAAACTTTAGTGCAGCTACCTATGTCGCTTGGGCTTGGGATGAATCACCGCAGGATGGGTTTGATATTGTCAGCTACACAGGAAATGGATCAAACCGAACAATAAGCCACAATCTTGGCGTTGCCCCCAAGATGCTTATTGTTAAGGCCAGAACAACTGCTGGAGCAGACCAAGGCTGGCCTGTGTGGCATACTTCTATTGCCAACACTACTTACCTTCAATTAAACTCTACTTCAGCCACAGCCACAGGCACAGACTACTGGAACTCAACAAGCCCGACATCCAGCGTGTTTTCAGTTGGAACAAATGCGGCTGTCAACGCGAACAATGATACCTACATCGCCTACTGCTTCGCCGAAGTCGAAGGCTTCAGCAAGTTCGGTTCTTACACTGGCAACGGAAGTGCAGATGGTCCATTTGTGTATTGCGGGTTTAGGCCGAGGTGGATATTCATAAAAAATTCTAATGGTGGATCATGGGAACTATACGATACGACAAGGGACTCATATAACCAAGCGGCTTTAATTCTTGAACCAAATTCATCTGGAGCTGAACAAACGGCTGCTGGTTATGTTCTGGATTTTGTATCAAATGGTTTTAAAATTCGAGGAACAGCAAGCGGAATCAATACTAATACCAATACATTCATCTTCGCAGCTTTCGCAGAGCAACCATTCAAATACGCAAGGGCTAGATAAGGAGTAACTATGTGGATCACAACCGAAAATAACATCATCCGTCAACCCGAAGGCATCCGCATTGGCGATGTCAACCACCCAGCCAGCATCTTCTGGTGCTGGAGCAAGGAGCAACTTGCCGAGGTTGGAATTAAGCCTTATACTCCAGCCAGCGTTCCAGAAGGCTATCGAGTTACTGGGGCGTACACAGAGGAAATTGATGGAGAGGTTTTTGAGAGGTTTAACCTAGAGGCCATTCCTCAACCACAGGAGTCTTCAAATGACGCTAACTGAAATCGCTCAGTACGCTGGTGAGAAGGTTGGCAAGACCGATTCCGATACGCTTACCTTCCTGCAAAAGTCAGCCAGCCTAAACTACAGGCGCGTATGGAACTTCGCGCCATGGCGAGAAAGCATAACGAATTCCACATACTCAGTCTCGACGTCGACCAGGACGGTTACTCTTGGGTCTCTTGTAGAGAATCCCCTCTCGGTCGCGTATGGAGACAGTGAACTTCTATCTGTAGATCTTCAGACGATTGTAAGCCAGGACGCGGACTTGCTTGACTCTGAAAGGACCGGGACTCCAACTCAGTATTATTTCAAGGGCCGGAACACGTCTGGGACTGCCGAGATTGATCTATATCCACTGCTCAACACAACCAGCACAACCACATTGAAGGTGATAGAAAAAGTTACATGCGTTACAAGGCAGAATAATATTGTTGAGTTTCCTCCGAGCTCTTCCGCTCTTAACGACGAGTTGCGACTACCCCACGTCCAGCATGTTGTCCTAGCTCTTACTCATGCCGACGCACTCGAACGCGAGCGTCAGTACGCCAAGGCCCAGGCAGTTGTATCGACCGCAAATGCTGACTTGGCGCAGATGGCACAGTACGAGATGAGCCAGGTCGGAGGAATAAAGGTCATCACACCTTCAAGTTTAGGCGAATACAGCATCACAGACATAGGAGTTTAGTCAGTGCCATACTTCCAGGACAATTTGGACGAAGCCTTGTCCTTCGACGGAATTCGTAATTTTACCGGGGGCCAGGCTAGCGGACTGCAGTCTGATCTCCTTGGCGAAAACCAGGTTCAACAGTTGTACAATATGACCCTTTCCCCAAAGGGAAACCTCGAGACCAGGGTTGGAACTTCAAGTTTTGCCACCGGGGCGACTAGCGGGACAGGATCTATCGGTGGGATGCGGTACTATGAAACAGGATCGACGTCGCAATTGCTCACCGTGACAAACGGAAGATTCTACAGTATCAATTCAAACGGTAGCGCGACAATACACCCGGCAGATTCAACATGGATCGCAAACACAAGCCTGTTTGGAACGAGTACACAAAAATGGGCTAGCGGATATTCTGTTAGTTCTGCCGTTGAAGTTAGCATGGCGCAATTCAATAACAAGATGTACCTAGCCGACGCCGACGGTGATCTGCACTATTGGGATGGAGATATTGTGGTAAGGCAGGCCGGAAAGGTCAGGGCAATTACGATAACCAGTGGTGGCACCGGGTACACTAGCGCAACGGCAATTGTGACAGGACCGCAGTGGGGAGGACAATTCCCTACGCTTATTACTCAGGTCGCAGGGGGCGTCGTCACAGGCGTGACCGTCGTCGAGGGAGGATCTGGATATTCCGCAGCCCCAACCGTGACGATTGTTGGGAATGGATCTGGAGCGACAGCAACGGCAACTGTAAGTCCGCCACCTCAAAATCTTAGGCTTTTAATCAATACCGAAAACAGACTTTTTGGGGTTGGGTCTGGAGATACTAGGAACACGCTTTACGCCTCAGACATACTCGACCCCGCGGTGTGGGACCTCACGAACAGCATCGTCGTGAACGGAGACGATGGGGATCAAATCACGGCAATCGTCCCATACTATAAAAACAGGATCATTGTATTCAAGAAGCGCCGAGTCTTCCAGGTGGACATTCCTAACGACGCCACAACGGCAGCTGATTGGATCGTGTCCATCATATCAAACAACACTGGATGCGTTGCGTCTGGGACCGCAGTCCAGGTGAGTAGCGATATCCTATTTTTGTCTGACAACGGAATTCGATCCTTGGTCCGCTCTGTTGCAGACGACTTTAGCTCGGTAGGTGTACCAATCTCAGAAGTTATCAAAGACGTCATCCAGACCATAAATACTGACTCAATTAGGATTTCTACGGCAATTTATTACGACAATAGATATTTTCTGGCAGTTCCAACAGGATCAAACAACACCAACGATACTCTTATAGTTTACAATACTGTGCTCGGAGCATTTGAGGGCACTTGGAGCCCGAGGATAATGCAGTTTACTCTTACGAATTTTAACCAGGCTGGGACCAGGGCAATGTTCAAGAAGGTAAACGGAGTTATTGAACAGTATGCAGGCTACAAGTCCCCCGCCGGGACAGTGTCGTCCGACTACCAGGATGTTGGAACAAACTACGAGTCCTATGTTCGCACAAAAGATTTTAATTTTGGAGATACGTTTGCTGCCAAATATGGCTCGCATTTCGAGGTCATCTTTGACGACTCCTTCTCTAGCAACGCCAATATCTTTATTCAGAGAGATGTTGATACTGGAGATATTAGCGTTCAGTCCGGGCTAAACATTGCAAGTTCAGTCCTGACCCTTCCGTTTGTTCTTCCAGCGACCCTTCCGACTTCAGTAAAGAAGCGGATTGCAAGCGATCTTCGCAAGTACGAAAAGTGGCGCCTGTTGAATATCAAAATCTCAAGCACCGCAAACAAAATGGCAATTCGTCAAATTATTGCAGCCGCCAACCCGGACACGATTGAGATTCAGAAAGTAATATGACAGCTATAGAATACATTGAAGCGTCCGGGGTGCCGGAGGGAATGTGGCACAACCTAGCTGATTGGTTTAATTGGTTTGAGATGCAGGGCCTGGTAGGAATTGTGAGGGATGGAGACGAGATTGCCGGGCTAGCGCTAGCCAGGTGCCTAAACGATGGGCAAAAGCCTGACCACTATGTACATTCGGAAAATGGTGACAATATTTTTGTTGACTTGACGATATCCTCAAAGGGTGCTATCTCCTTGAGGTGCCTGTTACTGCTTCTTTGGGAGCGATTTGGCATGCGTAAGCGTATTACGTTTAACCGTTCTGGAATATCCAGGAGTTATGATTATATGAAATTTATGAAAAAGGCTAGAGTTTAATATGGGAGGCGCTCCGTCAATCCCTTCACCTCCCCCTCCACCGAGTCCAGCAGAGGTGGCAGCTGCCAATGCTGCTGCGTATCGCGAGAACGTTAATACATACATCAGCAAATTGCCGGAGATGGCGGCTGTTGAAAATAAGATGCGAGTGCAGTACATGCCCCAACAACGCGCATTAGAGCGTCAATTATCTGCATTAGATCAGCAGTCTGGAGTACAGGCAGGAATGCAACTTGAGCGTCAGTACGGTCCGCAAAGAACTTTAGAGGGGCTGCGTAGACAGTACGAGCAAAGTCCTCAAGCGTATGCCTTGAACCGTGGATTGGGCAATCAAATGACTAGGCAGTTTGCACAACTTTACGGTCAGAGTCCCTACGGCTCTGTAGAGCAAAACGTAGCCATGAATCGCCAGCCAGGACCTTTTGATTTCTACGGCACAATTGGAACAAGCATCAGCAATCCAGAGTTAAAGGCTTAATATGGGACAATTTGGAACACACGTTGAAAATCAGTATTATGTTGATGAGAATGGAGACATTCAGTCAACGCCTAAAATTCATCATCACGAATCCAACAATCCAGATGATCCGATAAGCAGACAAAAGGCTAGAATTGATGCCTACAGCCAAGCCTCATACAACGCAGCCCTACAGCAAAGCATCAAGGTAAAGACAGACAAGTTGCAGGCCACCTACGAGAAACAATTGGCAGATGTTACAAGCAGGGAAAATACCTACAATTCATTAGCCGATCAAATTAAATCCCTAACTGGTGGCGAGTCTGGCTATACGGCTGGTGGGACTGCTGGTCCTGCTGGGCCTGGATTTAATCAAGCCTTGGCGCAACTTTCTGCTGCGCGTAACTACGGATCGTCTGATCTCGGAACGATGCTAAACTTCCAAGTATCCGATCAGCAGATCGTTGACGACTACAACAATTCAAGAACATCTAGACTAGAAGATGTAATTAAGCGCGGGAATACGCAGATCGCCGGGATTCAAGAAAGGCTTAATACTGCCAACGAACTTATCGCTGGCCTGCCAGCAAATGATGCTCGCAGAACTTCATCCAATGTTTTCATCAAGCAACTCAACGATGACTTAAAGAGCGTAACCAGCGCAGTTACTGAAGCTCAGGATATGCAAAAGAATTTCGCTCCAATTACGATTGACAGTCCCGAAGGGCTAAAGGAAATTACCGCATTCCGTTCTTTTGCCCAATTGCCAGAAGAGCGCGCAGCCCAACAGCTTTACCAGATCGATCCGGATTCTTATCGCACCGCGGTCAACCTAGGACGGCAGTACAGGGATATGATTACTCAGCCGCTTGGGCCCACAACTACTCCCGAGACAGAACAACTCCGCGCCACAATTGAAGAAGAAGCAATGAACCAGCTTCGACTTGGATCGACCATTGGTGCCGAAGAACGTCGCGGATACGAGCAGGCAATCCGCGGGGCTCAGACTGCCCGGGGCAATATTTTCGGTCTTGGACCAGCAGTGCAGGAGGCCGCGCAGATCGGAGCAGCCGGAGAACAGCGTAAGCTGGCTAGGTTCGGAGCCGCACAACAGTTCCTTGGATCTGGCGAAACATCCGGCGCAGCAAGGGCTCGCGATCTTTTACTTCGTGAAGGCATCCAACAGAACAGGCTTGGGGCCGCGGCCGGATTCATTGCCGGAGGACCTAGCATTGGAAACTTGGCTCAGGCCAGAACCGCACAGCAGCAGAATGCGATGCAAGGCTACATCCAGGCCAACCAGGCTATGCCGGGTGGATTTAATCAACAGCCTTCTACTGCTGGTCCTTTCTACCAAGCGGTGGATCAAAGCATTCCTGTCGCACTTACTCAGGCGTTTAATGATCTTTATCGCTCGCAGGCCAACTACCAGGCCAGCACATACGGAGCCCAGGTCGGCGCACAGGCCCAAGTTGCTAGCGCGTATTCAACTCCTAATTATCTAACGGCTGGAGCAAGCGTACTCGGAAAGGCAGTTCCTGGAGGAATATTTTGTTGGGTAGCTAGAGAGGTTTATGGAGAAGATAATCCCAAGTGGTTGCAATTTAGGGAGTGGATGCTGACAAAGGCATCTGACAACCTGAGAAAATTCTACACTGAGTATGGAGAAAGAATTGCGGAATCGATACGCAATAAACCGAAAATCAAGTCCATCATCCGCAAATGGATGGACAGCAAGATAGGATAATTTTATGGCAGGACCAAGACCATTAATCCCAATGCCGAGCGAGGCAGAAGAGTACAGAAAAGAAGATGCTCGCCAGGCAATGGAAGATCAGGATCGCGCGCTTCGAGTTGAAATGCTAAAGCAAAGGCTCTATCCAGAACAGGAAGCGAAAAGGGTTGGAGAAGCATTGATGGCATCGAGCGATCCTGTCGAGCAGGCCGCACTAATGAACAGGTTAGCAGAGACGACAGGAACAAGGGCAGCGCCAGGAACAAGCATTGTAGTTCCAGCCGGACTTCCCGAGGAACTTGTCGACGCCTATGTAGATCGCCAGGTCAACAAAGTTAAATACTACAAGGAAAAGGCGATGATGGAGCAGGACCCCGAGAAGCGCAGAATCATGATGAGCGTTGCTGACGCAGGGGAAAAAGCTCTTGTCGCTAAAGGAAAAGAATTGACGCAGGCAGATTTTGCATTTGAGTCAAATATTCGCGAAGCGTATCGCATGGCAGACGAGCTCGAGAATACTGTTAAAAAGTACGGAAATTTTGAAACTATGGACCCGGAGGGGTCCGCGACGCTAAAGCAAATTCCGTATCTATTTGCAGTATCTCTGGCGAAAGTTCTTGATCCTGGATCTGTGGCAAGAGAAGGAGAAGTTGAGGCAGCCAGGAAGTTTGCCATTCCGATGGGAACGACTCCTGTATCTGTTGGTTTCAATAATCCGCTCACAGGGCCAACTACAGCAACGACACTCGCTGCGATTAAAAGCATGAGGACAAGACTAAAGGCAAGGGCTGAAGATTATAAGAGCATTGCTGGAAGAACCGTTGAGTTGCCAAAGTCCAACCAGGACGACCAATTGCTGGGCCAACAAACCGGACAGGCTGGGCAACAGCAACAGACACCACAACAAACCGCGCAACGTCCGATGAGTCCTACTGGATTCGGCGGATACGATCCTCGCACTCGCAAGGTAATTCAAAACCGCTAGTCGGTCATGGCCGACGAAATCATCCAGGACCCATTGGAGGCAGCAAATTATTTGCTGCGCCAGTACCGCGACAATCCGAATTTTGAGTTCACGCAAGAAGA